GCAGTAGCTAATGCTTTATTATATGATTCAAAATTATCAAATAAAGCAATTAAATTAGAATATTGTCTTTGACCTGCCATTGTTTGAGCAAGGTTAATTTGTTGTTCACGAGTAAGATCTTGCCATCTTCCTCCGATTTCTTCCATGACCTAGCCCATATCACGAAGATTACCAGCAGCATCAAGGACATTAAAACCTAATTCTGCCATCTTACCAGAATAATTACCAAGAGTAACACCATCTTCATCAATACCGGCTTTTATATCGCTAATACGAGCATACACAGTTCTTAATGCAGTACCAACTGATTCAGGAGCTTGTCTAGTAACAGAAATAATAGTAGACAACTGAGCAGCTAATTGGTCCTATCCAACGCCCATTGCGGCGGCTGCGCTGGCTACTTTACTCATACCAGTTGATAATTCTTCAAGGTCAGATGCTGTTGTCGCAGCTACCGCCGCTAATCTATCAACATAAAGTTCTGCTTCTTCGGCACTAACTTTATAACCATTCCAAACTGCAGTTAATTCTTCAGAAACTGCCTAAGTAGATTGTCCAGTAACATTAGCAGTCTTTAAAGTAATCTCAGATCTTCTAGCAATCTATTCATCACTTAAACCTTGTTGAGCATAAATTAAAGCAGCTTTTGTATAATCAGTGGTAGTTCTTCCCAAACTTTGTGCAGCTTCATTAGCTTGTTTAGCAAAATTTGCCATTTCATCGGCTGACTTGCCAGTAACAACTCTAATATCATTTAATGAACTATCTAAATTTTTAACATATCCCCAAGCTTGTTCAACAGATCTTGATAATCCATTAACAACAGATGATGCAGCATTCCATTTAATAGTATTACCTAAAGTAGTAGCCATTTTATCTAATATAGTATGGCTCTATTTTAATTGTATATTTGTATTTAATACAGAAGAAGATAAGCTATTAAATGCCGCGACTCCTGCGGGACCTGCATTCTTAAAAGCTGCATGGACTTGTTCCATAGAACTGCCAGATTCTTTTAAAACTCTATTAAAAGTTTCAATATTAACAGTATCTAATTTAGTATTAAAAGCAGTTTTTAATGCTTTTTCCACATTCTCTATCTAATCTTTTATTTTTATAAAAGATGAAGTAGCTTCTTTTGCACTAACACCCATAGCTTTAGCAACATCACTATTGCTTAAAGACTTATTTAGTGTACTAATCTACTATAAAGCAGATTTCATCCTAGCTAAACCACTAGTATCGGTGTCAAACTTGACACCATATCTAATTTCATTTGCCATGATTCCTTTTATCTCCTTAATAAATAATTACTTATCCATTATTATTTTCATTCCTATCTTCAAATTCACCAATAACAACCCAAATATCTCCGGTCTTTTGGACTGTCGGTTGTACTTTTGAAAAAATTACATGATTTTTTGCATCCTAAACTTTCGCCTATATTTCACCAGGAGTAACACCACTTACTATTGTGGTTGTACCATTTCCATAAAATGAACTCATTTAATTTTCCTCCTTATCAATAGACAAAATCAATTAATGTATTTGCGGGCGCCCCATTGGGGAATACTAGCGTCTTCACCGCCACGACATTATCCAGTTCATACACACCTGTTTTTCCAATCTTTATAGTAACTCCATTAACTTCAACCTGCGTACCTTCATCAGTTTGAATACCTAATTTATATAAAACAGGTTTTGTAGTTTCTGGTGTAAAAGCCCCGATTGGAGCATTATCTTCAAGTAAATCTAATCCTGCAGTAAAAGGTCCTATGACCTGTCCAACTCTTCCATTCAACATAATATTTTTCCTCCGTTATATAAAAATAATAAGAACTTTCAATAATTCTTATTAAAAATTTTTCTTCTTTATACATTTAATAAAAATTCATTACTTTTAATTATCTTATCTCGACCATTTAAAAATTTCTTGATAACCTATTAAAAATTTGATATAATATTTATAGAAAGATAAAGAAGAACTATCTAAACTCTTTTAAAAATAAGGAGCAAATATGAAATATATTATTGATGAAGATGAATTAATAGATCTACTTGAAACATATCATTATGCAAACTGTTTAGACATGGATGGAGTTGATAATTGGGATTGGTATATGTGCGGCAAAGATGGTTATCTTGGAAGAAAATTCAATACATTTAGAGAAAAAGCAAAAGATGATCTGAAATATTACACAAAATTGGAGGCGTAAAATGCGGCTGTGGCATAAAGATTTTATACCAGTTCTACCGAGAGAGCAACTTGTTGCTCAATGGAGAGAACTATCTGCGATTGCAAGGTCTATTAAAACCAAAGGCACACCTAATCATATTCTTGTAAATTTTGTTTTAGATTATGATTATGATAATTTCATTAGTTATGCTGCGGAAGTCCGTGAAGAAATAACTAGGCGCGGTTATCGCACAATGAACTCGGTTTGGGAAAAAATAACTAATTTAAAACCTGATTGGACGCGGCTGCCGCATAACAAAATATATGAAGAAAAAATGGATATAGAATATCTTAAAATTTGTTATTATAATCTTTATGAAAAATATCTTTGTGGAGGAATTGAACAAGATTGGTGGAATGGAATTAATAGAAAATTTTGGACAGTAAGGTCAGAATTTAAAGGAGGAAAATAATATGGATTTGGATAAAATTACTGATATAGAGTTGCTTCGTAGAATGTTAAAAAATCAAATGGTTTGCATAGCAGAAGATATTAAAACTCCAACGCATCTTTATAAAAAAGGAGAGTGGTATTTTTACGTACAGGATGATGATGGTTTATTTCTATATTGTGATGATTGTTTATGCGGACTGCAGCTAACATACGATGAAGCTGAAAGAGTTTTAATATTTTAATATAAAAGAGGTTTTAATATGAGAGATATTAATAGGCTTGATAATTTTTATAATGAACTTAAAAGAATTCATAAATATGTTCCCGACTGGCGGTTTGGACAATTTATGATCAATTTTATGAGTTGGTATTATACTAAATATAAAAGAGATTGCTTTTATATTGAAGATGAAAAAATAATAAAATATATTGAAGAATTTGTTGATGAAGTAAAGGGGTCATTATAATTTTGGACAAATTACATTAACTCAGAGTTTGTATTTTTTATATATTATAGAAAAGACATAGGAGGACAAACAATGGGTTATATTTATAAAATTATAAATTTGTCTAATCAAAAATTATATATCGGACAAACTAAAAAAACTATTGAAGAAAGATTTAAAAATCATTTAAAACTAGCTAAATGTCATATAAATAGATGCTTATATGATGCTATGAATAAATATGGATATAATAATTTTATAATAAAACAAATTGAATAGATACCTGATCAATATTTAGATGAAAGGGAAAAATATTGGATTGCTTATTATAATACTACAAATCGTAATTATGGATATAATATGACAGCTGGGGGAGGCGGCGGGGATACTTGGACTAGTAATCCCCATAAAAAGGAAACTTCTAAAAAAATTAGTGAAAATAATAAAGGTAAACATTTTTTATCTCCATAGCAACATTAGCGAATGATTCAACGTTCTAAAGAAGTCAATACAATTAAAATTAATAAACAAGAATTAGAAAATGATATAAAAAATTTCATGTCAATTGAAGATATATGCGAAAAATATCATATAAGCAGAAGAACTTTTTACAATAAATGCAAAGAATTTTTTAAAGCCACTCCTACTGAAATCAGAGGAGATAAATTTACTCATACTAATACTATGAAAATTTATATCAATAAATAGCAATTAGACAAACTATTAAAACAAAAGAAAAGTTTAGAAGAAATGGCAAAATTTTTTAAAGTAAGCAAAGAAACTGTTAGAAGAAATATTATTAAATATTATGGAAAAAATTTAAAAGAGGTACGAAAAGATGTTGAATCCAAAAACTAACCTTAGAGAGTTAGCTTATGTGGTAATTATTGATAATATTGAACCCATTCAAGGGTCTGACAATTGTGAATGCGCGGTTATTGGTGGCTGGCGAGTTATGATTCGCAAAAACGAATTTAAAAAAGGTGATCCTGCAATTTATTTTGAAATAGATTCATATCTTGATCCATCAAATCCAGCTTTCACTTTTATGGAAAAAAAGAAATATAAAGTAAAAACTCAACGCTATACCTTTGGAGGTAAAGGTAATTTTATTTCACAAGGACTTCTTATGTCTGCCGCTAATTTCGGATGGACTATTGAATCTGCTCAGTTTGCAGGTGGGCTAGTCTATATTAAAGATAATAATGGCACCCCGCATTTTCCTGGGGATAATGAATCTTGTTTCCTTACTAAACAGCTTGGTATAACTTATGCGGTTGCAGAAGATAATACTCGTAAAGCAGCATCCGCAGATAAATACAAAAAGATGGCACAGCGTCATGGAAAACTATTCTCTAAACAGCCTTTCCGCTGGCTTATGAAACGTACTTGGGGTAAGAAACTTCTTTTTGTTTTCTTTGGAAAAAAGAAAGATAAGAAATCTGAGTGGCCTAGTCATATTTGTTCAAAAACCGATGTCGAAAGAATCCAAAATATGATATGGGTTTTAAATGATAAAACTCCATATATAGCTACAGAAAAAGTAGATGGTAGTAGTTTTACGGTAACAGCAGAGCGTACTAAATTTGGTAAAATTAAATATAAAGTTTGTTCTAGGAATGTGGTTTTTGAAGATGAAAATCAAAAATGTTTTTATGATTCTAATGTTTATTTTGAAATGTATCATAAATACAATTTAAAAGAAAAAATTACTAAAATTTTAAATGATTTAAATCTTCAAAACGTGGCAATTCAGGCGGAAATATATGGAACTGGAATTCAAAAAAGAGATTATTCACTTAATAACGAACACAAAATTGCGGTTTTTCATATTGTTTCAAATAATATAAAATATCCAATGGATAAAGTAGTTGAAATTTGCACTAAATATGATTTACCGCACGTTCCAATTATTAATTATAATTACATTCTTCCAAATACTTTAGATGAATTACAAGAGTTTACAGAAAAATATTCTTCTAGTTTAGATGGTAAAGAAAAAGAAGGAATTGTCTTTTATGATACAATAGGGCAAAAATATTTTAAATTTGTATCTCCAAATTTCTTAATGAAATATCATTAATTTTTTTGGACAAAGTTTAACAATTTGTTCTTTATAATTTTTATCATATTATGAAGAACAAATTGTAAATGAGGAGGATTTAAAAATATGCCTGCAAAAATAAATTTAATAGGTCAAAAGTTTGGAAGATTAACTGTTATTGAAGAAACTTAGAAAAGATCTAATAAAAGTATCGTTTGGAAATGTAAATGTGATTGTGGGAATATTTGTGAAGTGGCATCTAAAAGTCTACGAGGAGGAAAAACAAAGTCCTGCGGTTGTCTAAAAAAGGAATCGGATAAAAAACCAAAAGGCAACGTAAAAGATTTAACAGGACAAAAATTTAATCATTTAACTGTTGTATTAAGAGATGGGTCTGACAGTCGTGGCGAAGCTAAATGGCTTTGTCAGTGTGATTGTGGGAATCCTAATTTAATTTCTGTATTAGGAAGTAATCTTAGAAAGGGACATACTCAATCTTGTGGCTGTGAAAGAATGTCTCATGGATAGATTGCTATAATGCAATTATTAAAAGAAAATAATATAAAATTTGAAAAAGAAAAAGTATTTTTTAAATTTTCAAATAATCATATAGCTAAGTTTGATTTTTTTATTAATAATCAATATATTATAGAATATGACGGAGAAACTCATTATAATTATAATTTACATGGATGGCATAATAAAGAACAACTACAGAAACAACAAGAACGAGATATGATTAAAAATCAATGGTGTAAAGATAATAATATTCCATTAATTCGTATACCATATACACATTTACAAGATTTATGTTTAGAAGATTTACAATTAGAAACAAGTAAATTTATTATTTAATGGGGAGCTTTTGCTCCCCATTTGTTTTTTTTATTATTTTTTGTTATAATATTTATATAAAAGAAAGGAAGTGTTTTATATGAGAAGAAGAAATAATGATTTCATGATTTCAAGAATGTTTTGCTGTAATTGCGGACGGGAGGGGATGCCTATCACCCGTAAGTCTGGTCATTATCGTGAAGCTGGTCATTTGAAAAAATTATATTGCATATATTGCGGGAAAGAATGGAATCATGCAGAAGTAAGATCAATGTATAGTGATTATAATTATGAAGATTTCAAAT